ACACTTGATGAGGCACTTGAACTAGGACTCTTTGATGGACTCACACTTGATGAGGCACTTGAACTAGGACTCTTTGATGGACTCACACTTGATGAGGCACTTGAACTAGGACTCTTTGATGGACTCTTTGAAGGACTTGCACTTGGACTAATAGAAGGACTTATACTTGGACTCGTAGAAGGGCTTACACTCGATGAAGGACTTACACTAGGACTTGCACTTGGACTAATAGAAGGACTTATACTGGGACTAATAGAAGGACTTATACTAGGACTCGTAGAAGGGCTTATACTCGATGAAGGACTTACGCTAGGACTAATACTCGGACTTATACTGGGACTTACTCCAGCGGACGCTTTAAGAGAAAATATCTGAACTGCATTTTCACCGCCCCCACCAACCCAAGACACCGCCGCTTGAGTACCTACCGCCCCAAAAAGTTTATCTGCCAAAGCCGCTAATTCTTCTCCATTTCTGTTTTGTCGGCTATTGAATGAATCCTCTGGGGTCACAGTATAAGTAAACCCCGCCCCATCCGAAAAAGCGGCGGCAATAATCATCGAATTGTTGTTTACCGTAGTAAGAGGTTTACTTGTTACATTAGAGGATGTCAATATTTCTGTGGTAGAGGAGGGCTGAACATCCCAAATACCTAATGTGTCTACTCCCCGATACGCAGAAATAATAACCACCCATCTATCAGAAGAACTTCCAGTAAAGGCATAGGTTGCTGGCTCTGAACTTCCGGCAATCCTATACCAAATATGATAAATTGCTGAACCGGTATTATATGCTCGATTCGACAGAATTGGAGTGAAAGGGGTTGAACCGTTGTTGTCCGTAATTGTAACTGCGTTATTGTTATTGAATACTGCAATTAAAACATCCCCTGCTTGAATTCCGGTTGGAGTGGCGAGAGTAATTTCAGTACCACTCGTTGAGCCATTAGCCCCACTATTTACATAAGATATAGTCATTATATTTTCTCCCTTTCATATCTTATGATATAAATTTTATTGTATTTATCCTCCGCAGTTAGGGAGGAGATTCTATTATTTTCTTCTTTGATGTAAAATAATTTTTTCATTTTCACCTCCCTAAACTATTACTATACGGGTGTCGGATATACTCCAGACCCAGAAGCAGGAGACCCGGATTGTAAATGAAAATCTCCTCCAGCCGCATTAACAAATAATGGGTTGCTCACTCCTCCGTGTACATCAAATCCCATTGCTTGCCATTGTGAGAAAGTCTTATCTCCAACTCCGTAAACGCTAACCGTAAATGTATCGTAAAAATTATAATCAATTGTTTCAGCAGGAGAACCCTGATACCAAATAGTTTTAGGAGTTTGTGCGACAATATTATTAGTTATTATCCAATCTGGACAATAAAAATAATCATAAGCCGCAAGACCTATTCCGCCCCAGTAGCCAGTCGTAACGTCAGCATTATAAATCGTATTATGGCTAAAAGTATTTCCTCTTACTGCTTTAACATTGATTCCATTTTCACTCATATTATATATTAAATTATATGTAATAATGGTGTTGGTCATTAAGTTTTTATGGTCACTATCGGATACAAAGGGGTCAGCACCGTTATCAATGTTATAATTAATAAATCCAATTCCTGTTGTGCTGTCATGTATAATGTTTCCAGTGATGGTTGAATCGAATCCATTTTCCATTAGTATAGCGCATTCACCCTGAATATTGTAGAATATATTGTTGATTATATTGCATCCGTAATTAGCATGACCCGCACCATCACAGTCAATACCACTTCCACCCACACTACTACTTCCAATATTGTAAAGTGTATTACCTTGCCAAAGAGAATTGTGGACGTAGGATAATGTCCATCCCCCTCTCTGAAGATAATCATGAATAATATTATTTCTAAAAATATTATTTTCGCTAGGTTGTGACCTTTCTGTAATAGCATTATATTGAATACTTGTTCCATTAAATTCGCAGTTCTCTACGAGACAATCCGAACCGTAAATATATACACTACCTTCAATATAACAATTACGAATCGTAAATCTATCATTACCAACCTCAAAAGCATCTCCGTCTCCCCAATAATTATACGAGAGACTAATTGTTGCATTATAAGGGGTATCCTGACCATCCGAAGATGTTGAAATAAATCTAAATCCATCTATAACGTAGTCACTTTTCGCTCCACTTGTCCTAATTGATTTAGAACTTCCCGCATTAACTGTCACCCCTAAATTAGTGCTGGCATGTATATATATTGGTTTTGTCGATGTCCCGGTTTTTACTATTGTAAGAGCTTCCGTATATGTTCCAGATGCAACAACAATAGCATCTCCAGCCGCAACTGTGTTTAATGCCGTTTGAATATTTCTAAACGCTTGTGCTTCACTTAATCCAGTGTGAGCATCACTACCGGACGTGGAAACAAAATATGTATTTCCGGTTACAATAGATTCAATTCTAATTTGAACGTAGCCTAAAGAACCAAAAGGAACAGTATAATTGTTCCATGATGCGGCAAGACAGGAAGCGGAATCCACCCCATGTCGATATTTTATAATAGCCATGTCTCCAGCATCATATACGTTTTGAGATAATGAAACTGTTTTTATTCCGGTGTTTACAACTTCTCCTTCCATATACTGGGCAGAGTGTAATGCTATTCTTTCCGCATCTCCACTATTTTCTATTGTTCCTGTGCCTGTCCAATTGCCTGTAAAGGTTCGAACGTTTGATTGAGTAACTCCTGTTACATGACCCCAAACTGCACTTCCAGATATGGTCATATTCCCTCCTTCACATTATTTATTTATAAAATTTTCCCCACTTATAATTAATTTTTTAAGTGTCTCACTTTCCACATTATCATGTTTATCCAATACCCTATAATGAGTATCTATAAATTGCCCTTAAATTACACTAAGTTTTTTATGGTCTTTTCTTTGAGTCATAGAAAATTTTTCCCGATTCTATAACTTTATTTAATATCTCTTTTCCAGATTCGTCATTCCAGTCGGGGATAGGACTAAACTTTTCTATCAGCCATGATAGCGGATAGATTTGTTTCTTGTGTTTATTATTAAACCATATTTCCTTAGAATATTTTCTTGCTTTTTCTATTCCGAGGTTAGGATAGGGGAATCCAAAATCACCACCGGCTGTTCTAAATAAGTGAGCATACCATGTGTTTTTATTTATAATTAGTTTTCCGCCAGAAAGCCATGTCGCTAATGCCACCTCTGTTCCTTGCGCCCCCCATGAACCATGCTTTTCATCACAAATATTTAATTCAAAATATTTTTCTTTGGTCAGCATAAAACACGAACCTTGTGCGCTCATACTTTCAACCAATTGACCTTTTTGTTTTTCTTTATATTCATTCCAATACTGAAAATGTAAATCGGTATCGAATCTATATGATGTGCTTTTGGGATTATTTTTAGAAATCCAAACTATATCTTTTTTTGTCGGTTTTCCGCATTCAGCACAAACACCGGATGGAGATTGATAACGACTATGACCATTTTCACAGACCCAATTGAAAGCGTGAAGATTTTTCATAAGAGGAATCATTGTCCAATTATCCCTCATATCGTTTAGCATCTTTGTGTCAAAATCTTTATCAAAGGCACAGTGGGCATCAACCTTCATAACGTATTTTGAGTTGGATAATCTAGCCGCTTCGTTGGTTGCCGCTCTCTGCCCAATGCTATCTGAATGATATATAATTGTTAATCTAGGATGGTCTGGTATCGGTTCCACCGGCCATTGACCGTCTAAAACAACAATCACTTCAGTTTTCTCGGAACTGTTTTCGAAAATATCCCGAATAGTCCGAATTAGAAATTCTTCGTTCCTCGCCGGAATTAATATGCTTAAATCGTACATCTTTCCCAAAATCCTTTCATTATTTTATCCCAATTAAAACGATTTTTAGTTTCATTAATTTCCTCTATGGTAACTTCTCTGGGAGGTCTTTTATATAAACGCTTAAGATTCCCAACGGTTTCACCAACTGACTTTTCGGGAATAAATTCGGATAGTCCATCAAACCATTGTCTATAATTAGGGGTGTCTAACATTACCGGTCTGACACCGCATAATAAAGATTCTATAGCAGGAATCTCAAATCCATCTTTTCTTCTCAAGGATGAAAAATAGTTGCATTGGTTATATAACACTCTCAATTCATCATCTTTAACATTGGAGACATAATTAACTATCGGATTAGATGTAAACTTTTCACCAATATGCAAGGCTCTTCCACCAACCAACCAAACGGCAAGATGATTTTCACCAATACATTCTGCTTTATAACAATTTCCAATCGTTCCGACAGTATATCTCTTCTCAGCATTTTCAGGATAAAAAATATTAAAATTAGAACCGAGAGGGGCATGGTAGAAGTTGGAGACATAATTTCCTAAGTCATAATAACTCCAGACAAATTTAGCACCGTTCCATAAGGGCATCCAATCTTTAGGGTCTGGGTTTCTACTGCTCCCAAGAACGTATTGAATTACAATATATTCCTTTCCTTCTTTTACTAAGTTTTGAGCATATTCTGTTATATGATTCTTTCTTCCTGTCGCATGGATAATAACAATCTCTGCCTCTTTGTCATCCTGAACTCGATTAAAAGTCATAGGATAAGTTTTAAGTAAGGCATCAATAACCCTGTTGATTCCAAACGATGAAGATTTTCCAAAATAAAGATTCATTTATCCTTCCTTTACCCACAGCCAAGAACGAGCATCGTCTCTAATTCTTCCGGGAACTTTTGCTTTAGTACCTAATAAAAACCAAGTTTTAATTGGCTTTAATTCTGTATACCAATTTACCGCTTCAATCGTAAAATTTTTTGTATTTCCTGTTCCAACTCTAATATAGTCATGTCCACAAACAATTCCGCCGGGACGAACTTTCTTTTCCCACCAGAGTATGTCATTCATTACCCAAGGTAAATCATGGTTGGCATCAATATATATGAAATCCAAAGAGTTATCTTCAAATCTTTTAACTGCGTCCTGACTAAACATTTTGTGATATTTTACATTGTATCCCTTTAGTCTTTCTTGCGTTTCTTCGAATCTTTTTGGCAAATCAGGAGTATTTAAACGAGCATTATATTCAGAATAAAATTTCCATGAATCCACACAATTTAATTCCATTTCAGGATTTGCATCCAATAGAATCTTAGAAAATAATCCTTTTTCAACCCCCAATTCAACACCTCTCATAAATCCCAAATCTTTAAACCAATACCCTAAAATATTTCTTCCCACATTTTCTATCTCTATAGGACTAGGTTGTGTAATATCTAAATTATATTTATCGGCTATATACTTGAGGGCGTTCATTTTTTTATTTGCTCCATAAATTTTCTAAACTTGTGAAATTACTCAGAACAGTTGTTTGAGGTCGAACCTGACTAAAATCATATCTATATTTAAATAATGGATATATTTCGTCAAACATATAATCTTTTAAATTTCTATCTTCGGTATCGTGGACAATTATATATTTCGAATAAGAAGATAATCTTTTAATTTCCTCTTTGCGTCTATAAGACGGTTCATTATCTATTAATGCAACGTCCCATTCTTTTTCGATATTCGCATCCTCCCATTTTTCAACAAATATTACTTGATGTTCATTATTTGAAAAAGGCATTGCATATTTAATATAGGTGGGGTTGTTATCATAAGAAACTAATTTTCTTTTTCCAAAACAAGCCCAATGAAGATATGGTGTGCTATATAGCCCAGTTCCCATTTCCAATACATCCCCTGTTGTTATTGGAATAACTTTTGTTAGAGCTACAAGATGACTTCCCCATTTATAGCTTATTTTCATGATAACCACTCCTGAATTTCTTTTTCAGAACCCCAATAAGGAACTGTATCAAACGAAATTCCTGTTTTCGTTGTATATTTACTTATGTTGCTTTTAGTTTTTATCGTTATAACCGGATTAACCGAGTTCCACGAATATCGAGGTATTAAATGTCTTTCAAATATAATCGGAGGATTTTTGGTATTTTTCCAATCACCACCATCAACTTGGTTTTCAATTGAATTTATCCAATATTCGACACCCGCCATTTGCGCTCCTTCAGTAAATGCTTTTTCCCAAAATTTTCCTTTAAATTTTTTAGATTCCCACTGATATATAACTTTTACATTTCTATATCTATACATTCTATTATCATATAATGGTACGTGGGAAAAATATTCCGGAGGATATAAACAGTCTGATTCGGCGGCAATGGCGTATTTTGTTTTGCATAATTTCAATCCAAGTAAAAGTTGTCGAATTCCATTTGCATAACATACCGGAATTTCTCCAACACATATATTATTACCAAAATCCGTTGGTTTTCTAGACACCGAAATTATAGGCAATCCATTGGAATTCTTTATTATTGTTTGTTTTACTTTTTCTTCAAACAATACATTTTCAGTATTTGCCGTATAATAAATTATCGTTGTTGCTTCATCCATTGCTCATCCTTAATAAGTTCTGTCCAGTTTTTAGGCCAAGTTGGCATATCAAATTTTTCAATTAGCCAACTTAAATTATGTTTTCTATTCTTCCATTTGTCGTGAATAAAATAGTCCACACAAAAAGTATTGCTTTCTTTTAATTCTTTTTGACCAATGCGACTATATGGAGTTCCAATCTCCTTTAGGTGCGCCTCCCTATAAGGTTGACCCTTCCAAAGATGACTATACCATACCTTTTTGTTAATTAGGCAACGTCCACCACCTAACCATGTTTTTAGTCCCACTTGTTGCGCCTCGCCCACAAATGTTCCAAAACCTTTTTCATCGAGTCCCTCTATTCTTTTGATAAAGTGTTCTTTATGCATAAAATAGAAACTACCCTGAAAAGTAGGAGTAGAGTCTATCAATATATTAATATTATTAATTGTTCTCTCTTTCCATTGTTCTGCATGAATTCCAACTCTACTTCCATGCACACTTCTGTTTTCGTCTCGGTACGGCCAACGCAAATATTCATAATCAACAAAATCTCTATCTCGTTTTATATCAAATGTATCTGGATTCAAAGAATATCTTCGAGCTATTATTACATCATCTTTATCACAATCTTGCTTCAAAATATTATCGAAGCCTTCGCTGATAGTGCAATGTGCATCTATTTTTAGAATAAACTCCCCTGAACACATTTGTACTGCGGAATTTATTGATGCTTTCATTCCTTGTCTCTCACGATGAACAAGAATCAATCTAGGGTCTTCTTTAGGAAGTTCCGTTGGCCAGTATCCATCTAAAACTACGATGATTTCAATCTCATCTTCGGCTTGTTTTAGTAAATTTTCAATCGTCTGGTTTAGGTAAATCTCATTTCTAGCAGGGATGATTATACTTAGTTTTTTTGATGCCACCTTTACTTCCTCTCCTATTAATGATAAATTTAAATAATTTTAGTTATGAGAGATATAGTAATTCTCCCATAACTTTTCCAATAAAATCAGCATTTTATCGTATAAACTTTTCGTAAATATCAAAAAACTGGTCTGTAAGTTTCTTTTCGGAATCTAATTTTTTTAAGGCTTCAATTATTATATCTGTAGCCTTTTCTCCGATTTCTATTTCTTTTGAAATATCCTCTTTATTATCCCACTTGATAGTTTCATTACCGGTTTCGAATTTTAGTTTTTTATATTCTTCTTCTGTGAAAGATAGATTTTCTCTAAGTTTTCTGATTATCTTTATCGTCGTATAATCACTTTCTTTTGGAAGGATTGATAAAATTGATAATCTTTCAAATACGTTTAAAATCATAATTTCTCCAAGTTAAAATAATCCTCTATTCATTTTCCATTGTTCTTCTGACACCCACGTTTTATAATATGGGAATACTGGCTGAGTTATATTATTTCCAAGAAATTCAACCCATTCCGCTTGAATATATCCAACATTCGTATTATTTGCCAACATGGGAACAATTAAATCATAATCATTTAATTTAGGAAATGGTTCAACGGTTCCTTTCGGTTGAGGTTCCAATGTTGAGTTTGTAGCAGGAAACATTAACCACCAAGAATCTTTCAAGGTTCTTTTCAAAGTGTTTGGGTCTTGAGCATTCATAACTTCAAAAGGATATACGAGTTGGCCACCCCTTCTCTGTATTCTCCCTAGAATCTTTATTGTCGCGCCATTAGCCATAGTTAACTGAAGTTTTTGTGCTTCTTTGCCCATGTTTAGATTTAAAATAACGGATTGATAACCGTCATCCCAACCAAATCCATTGGTAAATGCTTTCATTCCTTCGTATAGGTTTCTGTAGGCTAATTTTAGCTTATCTTCCGTCATTGTCCCCTTAGAAGATTGTCTCAATAATCCCAACGCCCAATTTTCAATTTCCGGAGTCATATGAACGGGGTGGTCACTAGAAGAACAATTTAGTTGGAAAACGGCGGGGTCTCCATAACTTCCGGCATGTAGTCTTGGATTTCCAGATTCCCACCTAGCATATGCTAAATAAGAAAGACCAAAACGCTCATGCCAATGTTTAACTCTCGCAAATGTTGGAAAAGTTGGAACAGATTCTTCTATAAAGACCTGTTCACTATTATCCTCAAATATAGCAGATATTTTCATTATCCCTCTGGTAAAAATGTTTTAGTGGATTCATCATCAAAATATGCAACCAATTTTACTATTTTCTTAGTCTCAGTAGGTGTGGGGTCTGGAATTGGTTCAGTGGTTGAAATTAAAACCGGTGTACCTAGTCCAGCTAATGAACATTTACAATTTTCTGGAAGTGTAATATCTGGCATTCCAGTACCCTTGCGATATTTTGTAATATTGATAATATCGGTTTTTAATGCGGACAATTCCCCTTCAACTTCCCATCCAATTTGCATAGTTACCAGAGAAGCACCATTATCCATAGCCTTAATACTCGTTCCTTTTACGTCACAAATTGCTTTATATAAATCCATTACTTGTTCTCCTGTTTCTGGTGATTCTTGTTCATTTGGCAAAGTTTTTTTAATCCTAATCCCAAGAACGTTCGCAACTCTTCTCATTGGATATTCATAAGCAATCACAGAATCTTCCCCACAGGGTTCTCCTATGACGATTGGTTTGTTATTATCCATAACCGCCATAGTTGTACTTCCCCCACTATCCAGCATGACTCCATAATCACATCCAAGAGAAATTAATCTTTCTGAAACATCCCAAAAGTTCATTCCACTCGTGCTATAATAATCTTTTCCATCGCAGACAAATAAATAGCACTTGGATTGTTCTTTATTATATCCAAAAGCGGTTCTACCTCTAATATCACTTCTTTCCTTGTTTATTGTGGGAGTTTTACCATCGACAACAATTCTATTGGGATAAGAAATTGCGTTCCAAATTGGATTCTGAATTTTTCTTTCAATAAGGTTTTTATTATTTATGAAAAGAGTTTCTTCTACCCCTAATTTCCCATAAGACTTTCCCTCACTAGAATTAAATCCAGTAGTGGCGGTTGAAATGAATCCATCTCCGTTTACGGCAATATTTAGTTTATATTTTTCCAAAAACATTGGAACATACATTCTAGACGATAATTGAGGTGAAACAAAGAATTCAACTTTTGTCATCTCTATATCAAAGACATAGTATTTAGTTGTGCCTTGTGATAAATAAGCCTCATAAGAGTTTAGAGTCACACCATCTGAATAAATTTTACTTGAAAGTAGTTTATCTTGTTTTGGTTGATTTGTTTCTGGAGAAGTATAACCTATTTTAAATCTCTCATTGAATTGTTCAAGGGTTCCGTTATAATAGTCCATATCTAATCCACCATTACAACCATAATCTTTTCCAACTCCATCTTCAGAATATTGCCAAAATTCCCAATCTGTAAAGGGAGGTGGAATTGATGGTTTTGAACTTCCGTAATTAGCAGTCCACAATTTATATTGTGAAAAGTATGGATGTAGTGATGTTGGGACATTATCCTTAAAATACCAAAACCCTGTGTAAATTATTATTTCTTTATTTGGTAAAAGTCTTTTTATTTCTTCTAAAAATAATTTGAAATTTTCCCCGCCTTTATATTTGCCGTTGTATGATTCCTCATAGTCCGCAAACAATGGCAGTTCACCAAAATCATTTCCCATAGTTTTAACCCATAAAGAAGCCTGTTCTTCTGGTTTAATCCGACTATCGTAAAACCAATAGCTACCACGAGGAAATCCTGCTAATTTAGAATCTATCCAATTTGCAGAAAAACTTGGGTCTACCCATAAATTTTGTCCCACCCTAATAATAACAAACTTCATTCCGGCGGACTTCATTCTTACAAAATCTATCTTCCCCCCAGAATCACTCTCATAAAAAGACACATCACACCCAAGTATCATTAATTTTCTCCTTTCGGCAAGTAACCCAATTCCTTCGATGTGTTTAATAAAATTTCAAATAACTGTTCTCCTATATTGAATCTTTCTTTTGTTATTTTCAAAGATTCATAAAAGGTGTCCCCATAAGCAGTTGAAGCAGATTTCCAATCAACTAACATTTCAATTAAATCAATTAAAGTCATACCATTTATTCCGTTAATATTGTGTTCCGGGTGATGAGGACTTTTTTCATAATGCTCATTCAAGACTGGTTTTAATTCATTTAGAATTTCATTATATTCAGTAGAAGCAAATTTAACCCCACTGAACTTATTTGAAACATTCATAAAATTTTCAAGTATTCTGGGATAAAGTTTGTCGTCATCATGTTTCTCCGCCCTCGACTCTAACTCATCCACAATTCTTTGAATACCGGTTTTCACGGATAATTTATGGGATATAATTCTATCCCTGTATTCATCTTTCGTTAGGGTCATTAGATTTTACCCCCTTTACTATCTATATTTTCTCCATTTTCTCTAGTCTCTGAACCACTTTCACTTAGGTCATCTTCATTTTTTTGTGGACGACCTTTACCATTATTTTCCGCTTGTTGTTCTTTTGACTGTTGAAATAATGGAGTGATGAAGGTAACTTTATCTTCCCATTTTTCTGCTTTTGATTCCGCAAGCATTCTTTCAACATCATATCTTTGAACACCCAACGCCTCGCCAAGTTTTCCGGGAAGAAATATCCCTAATCCCGCATATTGAAAGAAATCATCCCTTGCCTTTCTTTTACTTGAGTCAAATTCAAAACCACTTAACATAAACTTAAATTTATGTTTTTTGGTTTCTTTATTAACCCTGAAATTTAAGAAGTTCTCAAAACTGGAGTACACACTTTTTAGCATCATCTCATCCACACTGATTGAATTGCGCGTCTCCTCCAGATTCGACTTATCGAGGGTGTAGAGTAGTCTGCTTGAAATCCCTGACTGGGATGCGAGTATCATATTACTTTCACTTTGAACGTTTCTCGCCGGAAGGTCAAAAGAATGTGTTTCCATGTTTTCCAATGGAGCCGCAGTAAAACCAATCGCTTCTGAAATTCCAGAACGAACAAGTTGCAAAAACTTACCCAACTGGTCTGCACTAATGTTGAAATTATTTGCTAAACTTCCACCTTTTGAATCCTTATTTAATCCCACTTGTCCAACGAGGAGCTTTTGGGCAGATTGAATGGCAGAATTTTGAGCAAGTTTTCTATACAGAGGTTGTAATGAAGCATCAATAAACAATGGTGCTAAAAATGGAATTCTTGAGGTTATAAATGGTTGTAATTTAAATGCCCAAAAACCATCCTCTAAATTAGTTTGAACCCACATTGTCCAACTACTATCTCTATTTAAAAATGAAGCCGCTGGATTATAGAGATTGTTTCCGTCTTTATCAAATATCTCAGAGTAGAGTCGTTTGAAGACTGGATGATACATTTCAATTGAGGTATTAGCCTGAAAAAACCATTGAAAATTAAAATCAAAATTAAACCCATAAGGATTTCTAGCAGTTAATTCACAATATTGTTGTGGTAACTGTTGAAACGCAATTTTTTCATAATCATCCCTAAGTTGATAAAATCCGACCTCGTTCAAAACCATCGTTTGCATGATTTGTGTAAATTGTTCTTTGATGTTAAATCTATCAAAGAAAGAAATCATTCTCGCCTTATCTTTTTTAAAAGCATCAGAATCATATTTTGTATCGGGGGTTGTACATACCCAGTCCAAGTTCCAAGACAACGAATTTGAAAGATAGAGAACCATTCTCTTCATAATCATATTTTTAAGATACAGGTCTTCGGAATATCCAGATAAATTTCTTTCATTTGCTTTCGGATTATTTAATGCAGATTCAATTTTGTCCGCTTCTGCGATTATCGGATTTAATCCTACGTCCTGCATTCTTTGGGAAACTCCCATTGGATTATAAACATTTGGAAGTCCATACATTCCAGAGATAGCAGACCGAGCAAATTGCATCACATAGTCCACGTCCTCCAAACCTATAGGCTTATTGTCTGGCAAAACCTCAATGTCTGCTTTCTTTCTTCTTGGCATTTTTTATTACCTCCTTCCATTACTGGCAATTTCTTGCCAAGATTTTATTAAACTAAAAACTCAGGAAACTTTCCTGAGTTTTAACTTCTTAGATAATATCGTTTCTATTTTTTCAACTTCTTTATATGATATTCTTATTAAACAAATATTATTATTTTTACAGAATCTATCTTTTACCTTATCTCTTTTCTTTTGTGATTTTAAATTTTCCTTAGCTCTTTCAATTGACACTCCTCCAAACGTAACAGGTTCGAAGTGTTGTCTCCCATCAAATTCTTTGCTGAGTATTTTATATCCCCTTAGTTTAGCTTCTTCTTTTACAATTTCAAGTGTTAAAACCCTTCTTCCCATTCTATCTCCTATTTGCTGTTAATAGTGCTGAAAATAAAATCCCAAGAACAGGTGTTCAGCAGACACTTTTCGAGTTGCATCTCTAACTTCTTGGGAACACATATATTATCACAAAATCTTAATTTTGTCAAGTCTTTTCTCTACCATTAATAAGGACAGTTTCTTTTTTTATCCACTGTAAAATAAGGAAGATAAAACAGAAAAAGCATCTTCGTCTGAACCCTCTTTGAGTAAATCTCCATCCAACAATCCAACATACCAATTTAGATACATCAAAGAACTAAATCTATCCTTTCTTGCCCCATTGGGTTCTTGTAATTTAAATCCACTAGCATTCGGAACCATCTCCAAAGAAATACATTCATTGACCATCAAAGAAGTATTTACATGTGGAGATAAAAGATATGCTCTAATTTCACTGTCTTCACCAAAAATATCTTTATTTCCACTGTTAACCAAATATTCTTCTGCAATGGTATCATCGCATAGAAACTTTATTAACTTTCTTTTTAGTCTATCCCTTAACTTTATACTCATCTGAGCATTTAGTTGTGGTGATGGAACAATTGGATAAATTATCGGTAAAGCGTCTCTTCCCAAAGTCCTTTGAGTTAAATCTTCCAGAAAACCTTTATCAATATTCTTTTCAACATTTGTCGTTTCTAAAACAGTGTAAGCAGGATATTCTTTCATTCTGTCTTCGTCTCTAGTTGGTAGACTTAAAATATCAAATACCGCCAAACCATTGCCACCCGCCCCAAAGTCCATCGCAATAGCATCAGCATCAAATTCACTCGCAATTTGTTTTATTCTAAGTGCTTGAAGTGTTGCATTCTTTCCAGAGTGAGTTTCTTGATAAACAATTTCTGTTTCCCAACCCTTTTGAGTGGGGGATAACCTAGCACAAGTTATAACCGTAATATCGTTTTGTTTTCCTTTTCTCATGGCTAAATCAACCGCCATAACTCTTTTTTCGTCACCCGCTTTTTTTATATCATAAGGATTTTTCTGTGATGTGGCATACTTATCCATGATTGGTCTCCAAGCTCTTTTCAATGTTCTAGTAAACATATTTACTTTATAAAAGGAGCTTGAACTTCCGTCATAGGGAATATTTCCATATTCCATAGAAAAAGAAATTGGGTCGAATTTTAGTTTTTCAGAATCCATTTGTTTCTTGGATTTTATCCCATGTTTCATGGTTATCTGATAATCTAAAGTAATACAATTAAAACCTTCTTCCCCATCTGCCATTTTTTTGAATATTTTTACGGCTTCTTTGAACCATTCCCACGATTTATAATATGCACTTGTAATTGCAAATTCCTGTGGTTCCATTGGCTGTAAGTGAGAATACTCCTTTTTAAACAAATAAGGAGGTCTATAGGTTACAGCAAATGGGCGAATAATTGTATCAATAATCTCATTCGGTATAAGTCTCCGCTCTTCAAGTATGCTTACGGAATTTCTTACGCCGCGACCACCTTCACCTGAAACAACAACTTCTATCGTGCTTCCATTATGAAAAATAACCTTATAGTCATTTGAGTTTTGTACAATATTTTGAATCTCTCTCGCCAACATTTCACTTTGTTTTTCAAAAGAGGAAATGTGTTGGGTTATGATAAGTCCAGCTTGTTTCTTTGTATTTGAAGCAATTGTTATTTTTATTCCGGGATATAGTATTGCCTTAACTATAGCTAAGAGACCAACCATCATTGACTTGGCACTACCTCTTGACGCGACAGCTAAAAAGGTAGTGCTTTCCGCCATTAAATCTAACCAATATCTTTGATATGGAAACAAAGGAATTCCTAACCACCATTCAACAAAAAAACTAGGATAAAGTCTAAATAAAGTATTCCAATCCTTCATCCTATCTATTTCGCTTCTTGTAAATTCAGATTCGGATAGTGTTGGTACACCCTGTTGAAATTTATCAACTTTTGCACTATTGGCTATATATTCATTCTTCCCGTATGGGCGAGGATTCTTCTTCTGTGCCACCTTCATCCTCCTCAATAATGAGTTCTTCAATATTCAACTCTTCTTCATCCTCATTAGATAATAATTCTTCTGATAAATAGTCTTTGCTTCCCAACATATAGTTCTTAAGACTTCTAACAAAAAAATTCTTGAAATATTCTTTACTACCATAAACGTTTTTGAATCTTTCTCTTTGTTCTTCCCCTTGAAGCCATTCTGCCGGTTCATTTTTTTGTATAGTGGCAATTCTGACTCCCCAAGTATCTCTCGCCTGTCCACTGTTAGCCATATTTGCCATAGCGGGAGTCAAGGCTCCATTCTTCATCAATGTTTGTATTTCTTTTAGAATAGATTCAGAACTTCCGGGAATTTTTCTAGTTTTTTCAAGTTCTAAAATTTTAAAACATATTTCTCTAACAATTAATACTGCCCCTTTTGCCTCAACAGTGTAATCCTTTTTGAAATCTAAATAATTTTGTTGTAGAACTTTGTATTCTTCCTTTTCAAACCCTTCACCCCAAAACTTTATAATTTCTTCGTTTATTTCACCATCGTTAATAAATTCTTTTGGTATAAAATCTTCCCTCAAAGGTTCAGTAAAAGTAAGACTAGGAATTTCAGAATATTTCATATTGTTTGTACCATTGACAATTGTCCAATATGCTCCAGTGAATAAAATCTTACCATCAGGATTTTTATCCCTAGCAATCTTATATTTCTCAATAGATGGTTCAATTGCTGGAGAATAGAATACCCAATTTAGTGTTCTACACGTTTTCAACAATGCCTTAGAAATATCCTTTTCCGCCCTAAGATTATCCTGATAAATTTCTTCACAACAGGAACGACAAATACTCATCATTCCATTTTTATCAAGTGTAGAATCATAAGAAGGCTGAAAATCTTTAGGATTTTTATATTGTACGCAATGTCTACAATAGCATTCCGTGAGAGAAAACCCTGTGGGAGAGGTGAACTTAACTCTCCAATTTTTTCGTAATTTTAATTTCTTTTGAGGAACCTCTTTCTTTCCTTCCCCATTAGCAATAACTTCTTCCATCATATCTCCTACAATCCAGTGTCTTCATCTTCCCCTCTAGCCTTTTTACATTCTGGACAATCACAGACACCATTATTAGATTTATATCTTTCAATCTCAATATCCGCTTGTTTCAACTCAACAGATAAATCAATCGTCATCTTATTGATTAACAAAGTAACAATATTATCATGAGAAAATCCCAATTCAATAAGAGGTTTGGAAAACTCTGAAATATATGTGGAATCTACTTTTCCGTGAAATTCCTCATATTTAATATTTTCTTCTCTATACTTTTCAACTTCACTAACTGCTTCAGTTTTCTTAGTCACAATATTCTCCTAAATTAGTTTGTCAACCATTCCAAGTTTTAGTGCGTCGGTTCCAAAAAAAGACCATTCGGCATCTCTATCCAACTGTTTTCTAAATTCCTCTTTTGATATTTTAGATTTAGAAATAACAATTTTCTCATAAGCCTTCAATACATCATCTGTATCAGAATGAATTCTTTTTATTTGTTCACCGGAAACTCCACCCATTATAAATAACTGAATATTGTGCAAAGTAAATCTTGTAAATTTTTGGCAATATCTTTCACTCCCGCTAAGAAGAATGGGAATACTTGCTGAAGCCACTTTTCCATAACCTTTTGTTATAACAGGATAACCTTCAGAGATACAAGATTCAATGGAACCGATGATGGAAAACATTGCATTGCTGTCTCCACCATAACTAGAAACCTTTATTGTTATTGGTTCTTTCTTTCCCTCAGAATTTGGTTTGCAAAGTCTTTCGAGAGAATGATTTAGAATTAACTCCATTTCATCGTCTATATCATCGTAAATATAGAGAGTTCTTCGTTTGAGTCCTCTATATATTATTTCATCCCTCATTCCCATAAATCCAAAACTTTTACTTCCAGAACCATTTGTATCTTCGTGAATTCCACCTAGTCTCATTTATAGTATCCTTTTATTTAATAAGAGATGCGAGTTAGATTATGTAAAATTTAATGGATAATCTAACTCATTATTTATAACGTATTCATCCCTAGCAATTGCGGCTTCTAACTCGGTCATGTAATGACCTATTTCCACAACCACCCCCAATATACCTATTTTTGCCCTCCATTTTTTCTTAATATCTTTCCTATTATGGAAAGAAACTCCGAAATATTTTGAACTCACGTTATTTCCTTTTTTATTACGCATTATTTTTGAATGCAAAATCCTTTTATCCATTGGGGGATTTTTATTTTTTTCGGAAATAATCTTTTTTGCTTCCTCTGAGTGTTGTTTTCCGAAAAACGAATTATCTTCTCCTCTTCTAGAATCTGACATTCTTTTTTTAGATTCATCAGAGTGACCGTTTACGTGCATCCAATTCTCATTCCCATATTTTCTTGAAGCATTTTCTGACATTTTTTTCTTAGCTTCATCGGAAACAGTTCTCCCCTTATTTTTTTTAGATATTTTATTTTTTGTTTCTTGGGTGAGAGAATATCCAGATGTCCCGTTTCCCCCTCCGTTAAATTAAAACCATATATTCCATTGAATCCAAAAGTTTTATATTCCTTTATCCAAAACTTTTCTTTTTCGTTCAAGGTTTCGGGGGAACATATTTCTATTATATAAAAAGAAAAGTTTTCTCCTCCATTGTTGTTCCAAGATTGTTGTAGATGAAAACTATCTCGATTTTTAGTTAATGCTGATTTATGCTGAACCCATCTACCGTATATGTCAAAGGCTTTTCCTATATATTTTTTACCATTTAATACATTTTCAATACAATAAATTCCAGATATTTTTTCCCCCATTAAAAACTCCATTGCTCCAAAACTTAAAAATGGGAAGTATGGAGTTACTTGTCAAAGGGTTCATGACTTACCTTCTATCCCATTGAATAAAACAAGAAATCGTTTTATTTTATTAATATATGGAAGTGAAAACTTTGCTCGCCTCACTTCTTACGTTATCTAAATTTGCATCAGAAAAAACAATAATTCCGACTAGTGGATTTCCGGCTAATTTTTCAATTGCTCTAGATAATCCACTATTGCTTTTATATTTTTCCTGAGTTGTTTGATTATAATCTCCTACAAAACATATCGAACTTTCATAAGAAACTCTTTCACCCATCATTTTAAATTGTTCAACCGTTAAATCTTCCGCCTCGTCAACAATTATAAAGGCATTTTTTAAATCTCTACCCTTCATTGCCTCAAGAAAGTCTGTATCGAGAATTTTTCTATCGAACATATCTGTCATATTTAATTGTTGGTCATCAATATTATCTTCGAAGAAGCCAAGCCAAGCCATAGCTTTTTCCAGCTTTGAACCCTTTACATAACCATTCTTTTCACCAACAGAAACATTATGTCTAACAATAAAAATCTTTCCGAATTCTCCCTTTTGAACAAAATGCAAACCGTGAGAAATGGCTATCTTGCTTTTTCCGGAACCAGCCACTCCAGCAATTATTTTTATGGGTATATTTTTATTTGAAATCAAGTCAAAAAGACACTCTTGTTTTGGGGTTTTTGGTTTTATAGACTGTAATTTTGTCCTAGATAGTTTTATAAATCTTTCACCAT